GTAGCGGGTCGCTACGCTTGAATCCCCTGGTGTACACATTGGCCCTATATGATCCCGCCCTAGGCATTATGTCGCTGGATTTGAATCATCAGTGTTGTCACGACGGCGACCACGGAGGCGAACGCCTTCACGCCGACCGATCGGTAGGACGGAGTAGATATTGAACCTACCACCGTTCCATTCGATCTCGTCATCAAAGCGGATACCGCTGATCCAGCGACACTTGAACTCCGCCTTCATTTCACCCACCTCCTGATCGTCGTCACTAAACTCGGAAGCACCAGCAGATGGTGTTCCAAGGTGTAAAATCTTGCAGCGGACACCCTCCTTCCACAGGGTGAAGGTCTCCACGATGTCACCGAACGCGTTGATAGACCTGCTCACGCGGTAGATGTCAATCTTTTCCGATAGCTCGCCTGCCTTCATCAGTACTGTCTTGCGCTTGCCATGAGGCGCTGTACGCCCTCCTTGAGTTCTGAACTGATGCCGCCGACGTTTTCGGCTTCACGCATGTTGTAGTAGTGGCCCACCAGCAACAGCGCTGCTTGCTTGTATTGTTTCGGAAGAGAACCCAGCGCCGTACCCGCTGTAAGCTCTAGCATCCAGAAGTCTTCATCGTAGTCGCTAGGGTCCTCAATGAGAGCCAATCCATTGCTGACATCAATGTAGATTGGGTAGCGGTCCGTGATGATACGGTTGTCAAAGTCCTTGCCATTGCTAACCGTGAAGTACTTGTACGCCACCTTCGTGTCGCCATTGGTGTAAACAGTGGTAGCCTTGATCCTGTAGTATCCAACGCCAAAGTCGTAAGCGTTAGGGTAGGCAGCGGTGCCGTTCTGAGTCACTGTTGTTCCAGCTGGATCGCTGTACACATAAGCACCCGTGGTGCTCAGCTTCTCAGTCCCAAAGGTCACAGCCAAAGCGCCCTCGGGAAGTGTTACACTGTTGCTAAATGTGACCTCGAATGTGCCGTCATCACCCGCCTCGTAGACTTGCGATGTAAGATAGGTAATACCAAATGGTGCCTCACCTTCGGCGTCTTCGGCCTCGCCAATGACTTTGTAGATAGTTTGCCATGGCACCTCCTCGTCAGAGTCTTTGCTGAAGTAGTGGAGGTTGCCGACACTCGTGACATCCTGGATGCCCGGTACCGACACTGGACGCTTGCTTTCCTCCTTGTTGATGTAGACCGTGACGTCATGGACTCCCAAGAGTCGGTCAGTCAGCGTCTGCATGTAGTCGAGGGCCGCGTCCAGATAAATCTTCAAGAGGTCATCCTCACTGTCGTCAATGGCGCGCACGTGATTGCGCAGCAAAGCGAGCGCAGTGCTTTCCGTTTCACTGAAGAGCTGCGTGCTTGCAATAGAGCTTTGACGTGTGATGGTAACCTTCATGCTATATGAAAAAAGGGGGGCCAGGCCGATTCCCGGCCCCCGATTTCAATCAAGTATTCTTACGATTAAGCGCCCAAGTTCGTGTAACCCTTGACACCAGCAGCGCGCGTGATGGCACAGCTCGTGTACATGTTGGCCACGATGCGGACGACGTCCTTGTGTGCCTCAGTGTAAGGATCAACGAGGATGTTGATTCCGCCCCACTCAGCGACCACGAGGTCAGTGGGCTGCACCATGTACACGTTATCATCCGCGAACAAAGAGCTAACCAAAGCGGGGTAACCGATCACGTTGTTGCGATCAGGTGCAGCGAACAAGCCGGAGCCTTGATCCAAAGTGGCGCGGCGCAACTGACGGAAAGCACCAGCTTCCATGAGGAAGTAAGATCCTTCGTAGTCGACACCGGCGTCACGCAAGGCTTCCTCCAGGAGGTAAGGAATATCCGCGACGTCCTCGTCAGTAGCGTCAATCTCAGTGATGCCTTCGATCACGTTCTTGAGCTGAGTGTTGTACTGCAACTCCAAGCCGCGACGGATGTCGGCAGCGAGGAAAGACTGCATGTCGAAGCTGTTTTGAGCCAGCAACTGCTGAGTCACCTTCGTGTGAGCAGAGAGGCGCTCAGGTGACAAGCTCACTGACGTCATGCTAACATTCGTGGAATCCACGGGATCGGCTTCATTCGTCGTCTGTGAGGTAGTCACGTTAGTGCTCTGCACAGGAATAGACACATCGCCAGTGAGACCCGTCAAGCGGCGGACGCCCATCTTGTCAGCGAAGGTCACAGGACGGTAGTTGGCGATAGGGCCAGCCACGTCAGTTTGGATGCCTTCAGCGACAGCAGCAGAGACGTTGGCAACAGTCTCGGTACCCATAGGCACTGCGTCGGCACGGAGGAACATCGAGGGGATGCTGATTCCGTTGGCCACGCTGACACCGCTCATGCGGAATTCATTGATAGCTTCTTGGTTAACTTCGGCTTCGAGTCCAGTGAGGTTTCCGTTAGCCGCTTCACGGATAGCCTTGCCCAAATCAAAACGAGCGCGGACGTTGGGGACGTTGTCGCCCAACCCTTGCACCACTGCTGGTGCGTTTTTCTCTTGATTATCCATAGAGATTTCAGATTCTGCGCCCCGTTCAATAATTTCATCACTCTCTTCGGCGACGGGGGCGTCCGCCGTTTCGAGCGTTACTTCTTCGCTGCGTGGTACAGCTTCAATGCTTTTCTTCTTGCCACAGCCACAATCCTCCTCCTCAACCTCGTCGACTACGACCTCTTCGGCCTGCTCCTCTACGATCTCTTCGATCGCGTCTTCAATGTCGACCTGCTCTTCGCGAACCTCGTCCTCTTCGATTTCAAGGACTTCGTCGTTTGCAAGGGCGAGCTCCATGCTGCGCATGCCTACCTCGGTGGTGGGGTACGCTCCCTGTGTCGTCGGGCTGACGTCGAACAACAAGCCCACCTCCTTGATCGTGCGGAGGTTCATGCCGTCGCGCATCTCCCATTCGTCATCCTTGACCGTGAAGCCAAAGCTGCTTGTGCTGACGTTACCCATGCGGATGTTCTCCGCCAGATCTTTAGCATAGGACTGGTTGCCCAGTTCGAACTTGTACTTGAGACCACGCTCATCTACTTCCAACTCCAGACCGTGGCCAACGCGGGCCAGGGGTTGATTGATGTCATGATTGAACAATGCGACAGTGTTTTTCATGTCCGCATTGTCGAATGCTGAGCGATCGATGCGTTCGGCAAATGACCCGCCGATAATAGTTTCATCGTCGAAGACAGCGGCATAGCCCTCCACGACAGTGGGCTTACCGTCGTCGGCGCGGACCTCCAAGACCTGCTGCAAGAATCGCTTCTCTACGTTATTTGCCATTACCTTTATTTTGAGCTCAATGGATGGCCACTAGGAAAGAGATCCGTATCGTGCTTGCCACTTCTGAACTTTTCGTTTTTCAGGGCGTACAGAAATGAGTTTACCCGAGCATACGCCCATTGCTCAGGTGACTTGACGTTTGGCCGTACACTACCTGGGTTAGTCTTGTAGGCGCCCACACCCCTGTTAAAGACTGATGTCAGGGTGCGTAGATTCGTTTTTTTGTAGCTGGTGCTTACTGATTCGTTGTGGTCGTCCACCTTCTTCTGCAAGCCCTTCTTGACTTCACCGCTGGCCTCCTTTCTGCCCTCTACCTTGTTGATGATACCGCTACACCAGCTCCGCATAGATGTTCCTCCCCATGCAGCGTACATGACGCTACCGCAGATCTCCTTGTCGTTCTCGTCGTAGAACTTGCCTTGGTTGTACTCCGCTGCCCTGCTGAGGAAAGAGAAGGTACGTTTGATGGTAGACAGGGACAACTTTTCTCCGGACGCGATCTGATTTGCTCTTTGCCAACCAACGTCGGTCCCGCACTTGCTGCCTTTCTCTTCCTTGTGTCGCAAAGCCTTACGCGCAGCAGCCTTCGCGGTATCTGGGTAACCACCGTAGCTATCAGCCATTGTCCTCTGAGTTTGTGATACTATCCGCGTAATCGTTCATGCGATTGAGCGGGATCGTATTTATTTGGATGTGGTGCTCATCTCCGCCATCAACTGGTCCAAGGCCTTCTTTTGACCGCACTTCGTTGATTGACATGACGCCATCCTGCAGCATGCTATGATAGAACCTGGCCCGGGAATCGCTATCGGCCCGGAGCAAGGTGTCGACGTCGAACTGGCAGTGCAGGTTTCGATCTC